AGGGAGGTAAACGCGGACCTTTTCCTTTGCGGAGTAAACCCGGCAAATTTCGGGTTCGTGGTATCGTTTCGCCCGGGCGGTGGATTCGGCGCGGCGGATTCCTTGTATTGCGCGGTTGTACACCTTGTATTCCTTGAGGGCCTCGCAACAAAAACGCGCGAACCGGGACGGCGTCCCCTTTTTCTCGACGAGTTGTAAAAACGTGAGTTTCGGTTTGAGGATTGTAACGCCTTGTTCCCGGCAATGTGCGATTGTTCCCGGAGGGTCAATCGTCGTGTTCTTATAAATCGCCTCGAAAGGGATTCCCGACATACGGGTTAACTCGAGGATAACGTCGGAATCCTTGCCGCCGGAATACGACAACTCAATCGGGCCGTCGTCGGTCGGAATGGACCGCAACAGTTTGATTGCAAAATCGACTTTTCGTTCGAGGGTCATATCCAATTTGTTTGCGTTTCGTTCAAAAATTACATATATTTGCCATTTACGGCGGGTTAAATTGTTCGTACCTTTGCGGTGTGGAATCGTTAACCGATTGCAAAACTAAACATTTTGTTCGGAACAAACAAATTTTCCGAACATTATTTTCGGAGAAATTTTTGTACAAATATGGATGTGTCTAAAAATCAAAGAGTTGCGGAGTTAATCGCCGAACTCAAAAATTCCCGGAAAATCCGGAATCAATCCCACTTTGCCGAAATTGTGGGTTCCGACAAGGCGACAATTTCGGAAATCGTCCGCGAACAAATCGACGTTCCGAAAAAATTGTTCGGAAAAATCCTCGAGGCGTTCCCGGAGATTTCCCCGGATTGGTTGGAGTCCGGCGAGGGACCGATGTTCCGGAGGTCGGAACCGTCCGACCCGTTCCCCGTCCACGTCGAGGGGGATTACGCGAATTTCGGGAATCAAAAGGTTTCCATTATGTCGCCGGAGGTGATGTCGTACCTCCGGGAGGAACAACGACAATCGGCCGTCCACCTTTCACAAATCGACCGCCTTATTGCGATAATTGAACATATAACCGGAACCCCGTTCCACAGGACCGACGCACAATGAAAAGAATTGCGATTCTCGCGGCCGTTGCCGCCCTTTTGATGTCTTGCCGGGGGAAATCCCCGTCGTTTGAGAAAACGCCCGAATACGCCGCGTTTTCGTCGTCCCTTGAACTCCTCGAATCCCGCCGGGATTCCCTGTTCAACTTGTCGGAATCCCTCCCGGCCGGAACCGCCGACGACGAGGTCCTCCGGTTAATGGAGGAACGGTCCACCGTCGAGGCGGAAATCCGCCGGGTTAAGGCGGACCGGGACGAGGCCGAACGGATGTATTACCTCAAACAGGCCGGGAAACGATGAACCGGGACGGATTCCAAACAGGGGACCCGGTAACGGTCCGGTTCTTTGAGGCGTTCGCGGCCCTTGTTGCCGACGGCCGGACGACGGCGTCCGGGTTTTGCGAGGGGGCCGGGATTGACCGACCGAATTTCCTAAAACAACGCCGGGAACCGGGGCGGGCAATCCTCCGCCCGGCGTGGTTGTCCTACCTTTGCAGCAAATACGGCGTTTCTCCCGCGTGGTTGCTTTTGGGAACGGGAACGATGTTCCGGGCCAAATCGCACAAAAACCCCGGGAAATCGAACGGAAACGGCCCGGAATCGCACAAATCCGGGGCGGAATCGAACGCCGGGAAAGAATGAACCCGTCGCGCCTCGCGGCGGAACGGGTCCGGTACAAATTGGATATGTCTTACAAATATTGACGTTGCAAAGGTAAGGAAAAACCCGTCGCCTCCGACGGGTTTTGTTACAAATCGTTCGGGCCGACCCCGGCGTCCGAACAAATTGTGTTGTACAGGCCCTCGACCATTGCGTCGACCTGTTCCCCGAGGCGGAACCCGGCCCGGCGGAGGGCGGCGATTTTGAACTTTGTTTCCGGCGATACCCGGAACGTCACGTTCTCGCGGGGTGTCTTTGTCGGGCGGCGGCCGGAACCCTCCCGGCGGCCGCCCCTGTTGGATGTCTTAATCATTGTCGAAATGTTGAATCGGGCGGTACGTTTCGCCGAGTTTATACAGGCGTTTTGCCAAACGGCCGAGGTGGACGTTAATTCGGCCTAATTCGTCGTGGTCGGCGGATTCCTCGATGTCCTCGTCGTCGGCGATTGATTCGATACGGCGGGCGGCCTCCTCGATAACCCCGGCCAAAAATTCGAGGCGTTCTCCGGCGGACCAACCCTCCCGGCGAACAACCGTGTTGAAACAATCCCGGATGTCGAAATAATACTTTGTCGCGGGTTCGCCCCGGCCGATAACGACGAGGTTTGCGTTTGCGGACTGTTCCGCCTCAAATTTGAGGGTTGCCGGGTCGGTTGCGCCGCCCTCGGAACGGGCGAAATAATAACCGTTTGCAATAAGGGTGTCGAACTTGCCGTCCTCGTTGGTGAAAATGAGTTGTTTTGCGTTCATAATGCGTTGTTGTTTGTGCGTTGCCCGGGAACCGCCCGGGCGCGGTTTATTTCTTGAGTTGAAATCCGGCGACGCGGATTGAAAGACGTTTCCCGAACGGGAATTGTTCGACGTTGTAATCGGCGACCGAAACCTCGAGGGTTTTTCCCTTGATTCGTTTTGCCTTGTCGCCCTGTTTCGGGAGATAATACGTATAACCGGAGTAATAGTATTCCGCGAGGTCGGCCCCGTCCCACGTCAACGTGATTCCGTGGGTTGCGGTGGACGTGTAAACGTCCTCGAAATGGATGTTCGACGACGCCTCGACCGTTGCCCGGCCGGACTCAATAATCCCGGCGACAACACCCTCGATATATTCGTCCTCGGCCTCGATTGCGGCGAGTTCCTCGGCGGCGACAATATTGTCCCCGTAACGGCCGTATTTGCCGGAGTTAACAAGGACGTCCTCGGCGATAACACGCCGGGCGTCGTCGAGTTGCGGGAGGACCCAAAACAAATAACCGAGGTCGTCGCAATCGGCAACAGGCGTCCCGGCGTACTTGCCGAACGCGAACACGTCGTCGGCGTATTTCTCGACCTCGACGCGGGAGAATGAGCGACAACCCCGGAGGGTTGCGTCGAACGGCGCGTCCGGATACTTTGCGCGGGCGACCTGTTCGTCCTTTGACACGTTTTTAACGAACGTACACACGACACGGGTTGCCGGGCGGCCGTAATAGGTTACGGACTCCCGGGAAACCTCCCAAAGGGTGAAAAATTGAGTTGCAAAACCGAGGTATTCCATTACTCGTCCTCCCGTCGTTGATTTATTAGTTACAAAGTTCACGAAATTCGGTCATTGCGGTTTCAATGCAACCAATTTCGAACCATTCGCCGTCAACAACAAGATAAATCCCGGCGCAAGTCATTTCGTCCTTTTCAATCATTTCGTAAACGGAAACACGTTCGCCGTTTTTCCTGTTACCCTGTGCAATTACTTTCTTTTCCATAATCAAAATTGTTTGTGCGTTATTTCAAAGGCAAAGGTAAGCACTATTTTTGAAATATGCAAATGCAAATATCAAAAAGTTGCAAAAAAGTTGAATTTTTTTCGGTGAGAACAGGAAATCGGCCCCGGATGGCCTCCGGAATCATTTTCGCGACGTCACGAAAAAGGTAAAAAATAACCCTCGCGGTCCCGGCGAGGGTTATTCAACCACATAATTAATAACACTAAAAACTAATAACCAAACGAGGATGAATTCCCCGTGTCAAAGGTACACATTTATTCCGTCGGTTTGACGGGTTCGTCCAACAATCGGACGAGGTCCCGTTTCATTTGTTCGTCAACGTTGCGATACCTGTAAAACGCCGTCGACCCCTCGACGTGTCCGGAGAGGGACGAAATGAGGTTCGGGTCCTTGACCTGTTTGTATAGGTTCCCGATGAATGTTCGCCGGGCGAGGTGGGACGAGGCGATTTCGTACAACGGCCGTTGTTCCTCCCGACGGGTCCGGGGATTGAGGACGGTAACAACCCGGTCGATTCCGGCCGCCTTGAAAACCTCCTTTATTGCGTCGTTGTACTTTTGCGAGGATATGAACGGCAACAGGCCCGGCCCGGGGAAATCCTTGTATTTTTCGAGGATACCGGAGGCGGTCGCGTTGAGGGGAACCCGGAGTGTTACCGGGCGTTCGCCGGATGTCTTGCGGGCGATATACTCGACCGCGCCGTCAATAATGTTTGCCCGGGTGAGGCGCAACAGGTCCCCGACACGGCAACCGACGCAACAATGAAAGACGAACACGTCCCGTTGTACGGCGAGGGCGGGCCGGGAGGACAAATCCGCCTCGGCGATTCGGTCGCGCTCCTCGAGAGTGATATAATACGGGGTTCCGTAAACCGGGGCCTCGATTGAGTATTCCCGGAACGGGTAATTCGTCGTCAAACGGTGTTTGATACACCAATTGAAAAACGTTCGGAAAAGGCGCAACGAGTTTCCGATTGCGTTGTAACCACGGGGTCCCGGTGTCCGGGATTCCGGAACGGCCGCGTATATGAACTCGAACCGTTTGTCCCTACAAATCGCGTGTTCGTTGACGAGGAAATCCTTGAACGCGCCGAGGTCCTCGGCGGTGATGTCGTCGAGTTTCCATTTGCGGCCGGAGTACAGTTCGAACCGCCGGAGTTGTCGTTCTAATACTTTGAAATGATTTTCCCGGGGTTTGGAGGATTCGTTGTCGCCGAGGAACTTGTCGAACGCGCCGAAAAAATCCCCTCCGGAGGGCGTGTTTTTCTCCGGGTGTCGGTATCGGTCGAGGACGTCGGCGAACCACGCCGCGTTGACGGTTGTTTTGTCGGCGGCGGCAAAACGTGAAATCAAAAGGTTGCAAATTTCGTCGAGTTCCCCGGCCGCCCGTATGAGTTCCCGTTGTTCCGGAGTTTCGAGGCGTGGGAGGGTTATTCGCCCCTCGGCGGCGTTCCACCGGGCCGGAGGAATCCGGATTCCGGACTTAACACGAAACACGGCGTCCCGGCCTCCGGAGAATCGCAACAGGATTTCGGACTTTCCGTCGCCGTCAACCTTTGACGACAACGATTTTTTGATTGTAGGCATATTTTCCAATTTGTACCCGGCAAAGATACGAAAACCGTTGACAAAAACACGATTTTTCGTCAACCTGTTTGCGAACTATTGCAACGAATCGCAATCCGTGGATTGCAAGACGAACGGGTCCGATATTGCGCGACGTTGCGAGAGGACCGATTTTCGGCGGATTTTCTGAAACTTACAAAATCCCGAGTTTGCGACCGTTCGGTCGTTCCCAGCACCACAGGCAAAACCCGCAAACCATTTGTTAATCAATCGGTTTGCGGGTTTTCTTTGGAATTTTCGTCAACCGATTGTCAACGAACCCGGTTTTTAACGAAATCGAGGCCGCCCCAACGCACCGGGACGACCTCGAACGCACATTCAATTTTCATTATTGAACGGAACAAAGGTACAAATAATTTCTCAAAAGCAATAACCGAACGAAACACCGACACCGACATACGGCCGGACACCCTCCGGGGTCCAACCCACGCCGATTTGAGGACCGACAACGAACGACCAACGTTTCCGGGTCGTAACGGTCCGGTTGTTATTGATTGTCGTTGTTGGAATCCGGAGGTTCATTTCCACAATGGACGGACGGTATCCCTCGAGAACGGCGGTGTAATTCTCCCCCTCTACGGTTACGCGTTCAATCGGGACGAGGACGTCGACGGAATCCGCCGGGGCGGTTCCTGTTGTGTCGGCGGCCGCCTCCGGAGGGGCCGGATTTCCGGAGGGTTTCACGGGACGGGCCGTAACAGGGCCGGAAACGGCCGCAAATCGCGCCGTATCGGTCCGGACGGGTTCCCGGTCCACCGGAACCCCGGTCGTGTCCGGAACGTGGGAATACGTCGTCGTTGTGTCGGATGTCGTAACGACACCCTCGACCGGACGCGGGACGGTTCCCCGGCCGACGAAAAACGCGACCACGGCGACGAGGACGAGGAGGATTACGGTTTCGGTTTTCATTTCCGGATGTCTTTTAAGTAATTGAGGATTCCCTCGACGTGGAGGTTGATTATCGCGCCCCGGCCCTTATCGGACAACAGGAACGCGACGTCGTCCCGGTTGTTTTGGAATAGGTTTTCCGTAAGGACGGCCGGACACGATGTTTTCCGGAGGATATAAAATTTTTCCTCGAAATCCGGGTCCCCGTCGGACCAATCCGAACGAATCGGTTTTTGATTCGCGGCGAATGTTCCGGTCTTGGAATACTCCCCGTCCTTGAGTTCCGGAACGGCGGCCGCGTACAAATGTGTCGCGACCTTGTCGGAGGCCGTTTCGCCGGGCGTCGTATAGACGCACCAACCCCGCGCCGTGGACCACCCGGCCCCCTTTGCGGCGTTGACGTGGATTGATACGACGAGAACGTTTCCGGACCCGTATTGTCGGCAATACGCCTCGACGCGGGCGACACGTTCGGCGAGTGGAACGTCGTTCGTTTCCTTGACGAGGAGGAACGCGGTTTCCCCGAGGGCCTGTAAACAGTCCACGACGCCGCAAGCGATTTCCCGGGCGTATTTATACTCCCGGAAAAGGCCGTCGGGCGACCTTTTCCCGGGAGTGTCGATACCGTGTCCGTTGTCTATTAGGATAATCGGTTTCCGTAACATATCAAAGGACGAGGAACAGGATTACAGGGATTAACCCGACAACGATTCCGATTCCGTCGGCGACAAGGTCCCCGACCTCGGCGGGTTCGTGTTGGATGAATACGTCGATTAAATACTCTTTGCCGACTCCGGCGGCGGCCGCAATTACGACCGAAAGGACGGCGGACAACCAACCCGCAACCCCGGCCCCGTGGAGAATGAGGAACGCGGCCGTCACAATGAGGGCCGACGCGAGGGCGTGGAGCCATTTGTCCGTGTGTTTTACAATTGTAATCATAATCGAATATGTTTTTAATTGCCCTCCGGGTCGGCGGCCTGTTTTCCCGGTCCCGCCCCGGTGATTTCGATTGTCTTGTTTCCGGTCGTAATCTTTGCGGACTTTGCCTCCCGGACGACGACGGGGATTTCGCCGAGGGCGGCGAACGCGAACAGTTCACCGACGCCCGACAAGACGGTCCCGTCAATAACTCCGGTCGGAGGGACAATGAACCCGGCGATTAGGAGTCCGGCGGAAACGACAAGACAAATCCAAAAAATTATGGTTCCGGCGTGTTTCATTGTGTTACTCCTCCTCGGGTACGGGTTCCGGGGATTCCTCCTCCGGCATTGCGGCGAGTTCGTCCTTGAGGCGGGCGATTTCGGCCTCGTTTTCGTTGTACTTTGCGTTCGCGGCGTTATATTCCGCGAGGTCCTCCGGGTACGTTTCCGCAAAGGATACCCCGAGTTTGGAACACTTGTTCGCGTGTGCGTCGGACTTTTCCATTGTTGCAAGGTGTCCGAGGTTCTCGGACTCGAGTTCGTCAATTCGACGAACGATTGATTCTCGTTTGTTCATTTTTGAAAAGGTTTATAATTGACAAATCGTTCCGTCGGTTCAACCGGGCGTGGAATCGCGCTTGTTTCAACCGACAATATTTCGACACGGGCCGGGCCTTTGTGAATTCCTCGTCGAATACGATATAACCCTCCCACACGGACAACACGGTTTCGGCAATCTTTTTGCGTGTCGCTCCGGAGGAATAATGCGACATAATCCCGAGGTATGAATTGAGGATTCCGACGAACTTTTCCGCGTATTTCGCGCGGTGTCGGTGCGTCTTGCCGATTTCCTCGTTATACCAATGGATTTTGCAAAAGCAACGCGCGACGGTCCGTTTGTTGACAAAGATTTCGCCGTCTTTCACGATACCCCCTAAACACTTGAACCCGCGTTCGACGGGTTGCAACTCGAATTTACGGGGATGTAAGGTCAACCCACGTTCCGTTGAAAGATACGTCCGGATATGTGGCATTGCGGCGAGGATTTTTTCCTTGTCCCGGTCGACGAGGTAAAAGTCGTCGACATAATTTACAGGGGCGAGGCCGACGCCGACCAACCACCACACGAACGGCGAATTGTAGAAATTCGCGTCGGTTTGCGACGGCAAATTCCCGATTGCGAGTCCGAGGAACCAATCCAAATTGTACAACGATTTGTGTTTCGGGAGGAGTTCCCACGCCGTCACCGGGGAGTGTCGAATCGCGTGTTCCGTTGGAGAATTAAATGTCGTTACCCGGATGAGGTATAACAAATAATCCTTGTCCCAATCGAAATAATTTTCTTGTACGAGGGCGACAAGTTCGTCGTATAAACGCCGTTTGTCGATTGACATAAAAAACGATTGTAGGTCAAACGAGGCGACGTAACACGGGACCGTGTAACCCTTTGATTCAATCCAAATCCGGTCGCGGAGTCGTTCAATCGCGGCGAGGTTCCCCTTGCCGACTCGACACGAATACACGTCCGGGTGGAATACCTGTAACCCCTCGAACAGGGGTTCGAGTTTCATAACGATATAATGATGAATAATCCGGTCCCGGAAATCGGCCGCGACCACCTCCCGGGGACACGGGACGGTGACAATAAACGCGATTGACGGCCGGGGGATATACTCAAAATTATACACCTCCCAACAAAGGGAGGCGAGGTTTGCGGCCTCGTCGAGGCGGAACCGCAACGCGGGCGGCGTGTTTGCCTTGTTTGACAAACAAATGTGATACGCCCGGAATATTTCGGAAACGAGGGCGGCGAACACCGGATTTCCCGGGTATGTATCGAGAAATTCGGAAACGGGACGAACTGTGTTCGTGTTGTACTTGTTGTTGTTGTTCACGTTGCCGTTGTTGCCGTTGAAGATGAACGCGTTGTTACTGTTATACTCGCAAGTTTTCCGACCCGTCTAAATGAGAGGGGCCGGACCTTTTCTCAAATATCAATTCATTGTGGGTTCACTCCCGGCGGGGTGTTGTTCCCCGTCGGAACTCCGACCCTCTTTTTGACGTTGTTTCGATTCTTTCAAAAAGTAGGACCTCCAATGTTTCGCGTCGCCCCGTATGTCGTCCAAATCCACGTATAACAAACCCTCGGTGTCCGGCGACAACAGGCCGAGGGCCGTTGCCCTCCGGAGTTTCGTTTCGACCTTTTCAAACTCGGTCAACGCGTCGTGGAGGAACTCGGCCGCCTTGAGGGGGTCAATTGCCCTGTTCGCGTCGATAATGAGTTCCTCGGCGCGTTCCTCGGCAATGATAATCCGGTCGCCGACCGTGAATTTGAATTTCCGGTCGAAATTCTCGACGGCCGAATATAGTTTCAACGAGAATTGGTATTCTTTCCCGAGGATGTCGAGTTTGTCAATTAACGAGAGTCTTGTCTTTGGATGTGACATTGTTTCCGAAAATTAAAAGGCGCGGACGGCCGCCGACAAGCGGACGAGCCGCCGCGCCAACTGAAAAACTTTCAAACCGTCTATAAAGCGGAAACGGGACGAACTGCGAACGAGTTGAACTTGGTGTCGAGGTACACGGAGCCGCTGTAGCCGTTGAAGAAGAACGCGTGGCTACTGCTATACTCGCAACAGGTCCACGGGTAATAACCGCTACCGTATGCGGTCGCCGTTCCCATTGCAACGGCGGTGTCGTTGAACGGGTCGGGGTCGGTATCGGCGGAATTGAGGCGACGGTCTTTCATAAGGATAACGATTTCCTCGACCGACGGCAAATGCCATTTGAGGTCCGGGTCCTCCTCTCGGGAGTAATTAAACGCGGCGGTTGCGGCCGGGTAACGGGGTTCGTTTGCCCCGCGAACGGTCGTACCCTTGAGGGACGCGAGGAGGGCGGTTATTTCCGCGCCGTCGCGGAGCATTGCGCCAAACGCGGACGGCTCCTCGATGAAATGTTCGCCGATAAGATACGACACATAATCCGGATAAGCGGCCCGGAGGTCGGCGCAATACTCGGAGTTCTCGAACGCGTCTTGTTTGACTATCGTTGACGAACCGAGGGGGACGTTTGCGTCCGGGACGGACCCGTTCGTCTTGTAATAGTCGACGAGTTTCTTTTTGTTGCCTCCGGCGAAATAGGAATCGACGCCGTTCTTGCGGCGGATAGATTCCGAACCGTTGAGGTACGCGTATTCGATTTGGTAATTGTGTTCGTCCTCGACGAACGACACACCCGCGCCGCCTCCGGTCCCGGTTATGGAATCGACGGTGTCCTTGAGGTAGTAATTATGTGCGAGGACGATTTGTGTTCCCTCGACGACGGCGACCCACGCCTTGTCGTCGGCGTCGGTTAGGGTTTGGAACTGTGCGTTGATACTTGCGGCGATTGACTCGAGGGAGGCGTCCGCGTTCCACGAAACGTCGACCTCCTCGGTTACGGCACCGTTGTTGTGGACGATGATTGCAAGGGTTCCGGCGATTGCGGTGTTGACTCCGGAAACGAGGACCTCGAACGGATGTCCCCAACGATACGAACCGAGGTTCTCGAGGGCCGTAATGAGGACCTTGTCACCCTTGCGGCCGTAAACCTCCGCGTACGGTTTGAGGTTCGCCGGGATTGCGCTTTTGACGACGGTTCCGGCCTTGATGAAAACGCGTTTGTTCGCGTTGACGTCCTTACATACGAGGTCGCCCACTCCGGCGAGGTTCTTGTTGTCGAAAACGACGTTCACACCGTCGAACACGGCGACGGAACCCTCGACAATCTTTGACACGGCCGACGCGGTTTTCGACCGGGTGTTATCGGCGTCGTATGCCTGTTTTGTTGGATAATTGTTGACTTGCATAATTGTAGTTTATTAAATGGTTTTCCAATCGGATACGGCCGAATTTCCGGTCGACTTATACGTCGCGTTGTTGGTCTTGTCAATGTAGATTTGACCCGCGCGGTCCGGTTTCGCGGTCGGCGCACCGGAACCCACGACGACGAGGTTGTTGTCACCCCAAACACCGAGGTTTCGGACATTGAGTTTCTCGACGAGGACGGTTCCGGAAATAATCCCGATAACGAGTTTCGCGAGGGTTTCGAGTTTCTTTTCGACCGTTGCGTCGGCGTGTGCGAGGACCCCGAGGACGGTATCCATATTCACGACGGCGGCGGTTGCGGCGGCGGCGGCCGACGTTGCGGCGGACGCGGCGTTGTTTGCGGCGGTTGCGGCGTCCTGTGCGGCCGTTGCTTTTTCATTTGCGTTCCCGGCGGCGGTATTCGCGGCGGCGGCCTTTTGCGAGGCGTTCCCGGCGGCGGATTCGGCCGCCTGTGCTTTTTCACTTGCATACGCGCCCGCCGAGGTTGCGGAGGCGGCGGCGGTGTTCGCGTTTTCGGCGGCGGCGTTCGCCGCGTCGGTTGCGGCGGTTGCCGGGGTGATGATAGACGCGAAAACGCCGTCGTAACGGGATGTGAGTTCGGCGTAACCGACGGAAACGCCCGTGTCAACGTATGCGTTGAGGTTGTCGTCGTACACTAACCACGTGTTGTTGTCGCTGATTTTCGGCGAACAACCCGTAACGTCCACGTTCGAGGGGAAATTTACCACCGTGAGGGACATTGCGATTGTGGTTTCAATGTACCCGGCGGGGTTGTTTGCGTTGACGTTGATAATTTCGACGAGTTGGGTTGAATACATTGTGTTGTCGGACAACTTGACGTTGAACACAATTGCGTAATTGCCCTCCGTCGTGAGTTCCCGGGTTGGGAGGAGGCGGACAAATACGTTGTTCGTAAGTTCGTCGAAATTGATGTCGGAAACGGTCATTGTTTGACCGGACGGGAGCCGGAGAACCGCGCCGATATAACGAACCTTGCGGAGGTCAACGGCGGCCCCGGAGGGTTGGACGAGGGAAACCTTGAGTCCACACCCGTAACCTGTTTTGACGTAATACATTGTATATTAAATTTTTGGTTTGCCTGTTATACCGTTCCCCAATCCGAAACGGCCGTATTTCCTGTTGACTTGTAAACGGCCCCGTTCACCTCGTCAATCCAAAATTGCCCGGCCCGGTCGGGTTTGCGGTCCGGGGCGTGGTTGGAAACGATAACGAGGTTATTCTCGCCCCAAACGCCGAGTTTGCGAACGTTGAGTTTCTCGACGAGTTCCTTTCCGGAGGCGATGTCGTCAACACGTTTTGCGAGGGTCTTTTGTCCCTCGGCGAGGGTGTCGTCGGCGTGTGCGAGAACGGATACGTACCCGTCGATATGTCCGTCGATGTCGTCAACGATTCCGGAGGCGGCGTCGGCGGCCTCGTTCGCGCGTTCGGCGGCCTCGGTTGCGGCCTCGGTTGCCCCCGAAATTGCGGCGTCCGTGTGGAGGAGTCCGAGAACGACGGATTCGAGGTCGGACGGCGAGAGGATGTCGCCGGGCAACACGAATTCGAGTTTCGTTCCGGACTGAATGTAACTCCCGGAGGCGGCGTCCCAAACGAGCAACGCGCCGTCAACGTTGGTTACGGGGAGTTTATCGGCGTCGAACGCCTCGCGGACGGCCGAGGGTAATTCCGAGGTCGGGAACACGAAATCCGAGATTGTGAACCCGATTCGGACCGACACGTCGAACGCGTTAACAACGGGGGTTATGAGGGACCCGGCGTTTCCGGTCTTGTCGACAACCGCGAACACGCGGAAATTACCGACCGGGAGGGCGGTTTCCGAAAGGCGGGCGACGAACTTTTCGAGGGTTTCGTCCTTTTCCATTTCGGCCGCGACGAGGCGGTAATCCGGCGTTACGAAATAGAGGGTCGCCTTTGCGATTGAGGATAACCCAATCGCCGACCCGGAGGAGGTGAAAACGGCGGTTAATAGTCCGCCTATTTTGGGATTTACTTTCATATTCGAGAGTTGTTATTTTCCGATTATCTTTGTCCGGGTCCGGTACGACTTGAGGCGGCCGTTACCCTTGTAATCCGGGAAAATTTCCGGGAAATGTGACATATAAACGAAACACTCTTGAATATATCCGTCGGCGACCGAGAACGCGTCGCGATATGCGACCTCGCGTTCCTTGAGTTCGGCCCCGTGGGAGTAATCGTCGTTTTTGTTCACATACCCGAACCGGGTTAAATGGTTCGTTGCCGTCTTGACGAGGCGGCCCCAACTGTAATAAGCGAGGGCGCGACGCAATCCGGCGAAAACGTGGACGTTCCCGTTGTGGTCCTTGTAATCCCCGCCCTCGAACAGGCGGGAATATTTCACGTCGTCAACAAGACGGACAAACAGGGCCTCGCCGAGTTTGGGTTTGATGTCGAGGAGGGTTGCCTCCTCGATTGCCCGTTCCGCGATTTCCCGGTCCACGTCGCAAGGTCGCGCGAGGCGGCGGATGTCGTCCGGCGTTATAATTGGTTTGTAGTGTTCCGTAATCATTCCGCGTCGGGGTTTTGGGTTACTGATTTAACGAGGGGTTCAATCTTGATGTCGTCCGGCCCGTTGAACGGGAGGAGGTCGTCGGGTTCCCAATGCGAGAAAATAAGGTTGTACGCGCGGGTCAACATACGTTGGTATTTCGTGACCTGTTCGCAATACTCCTTTTTCACGTCGTTTGCAAGGTCCCCGGAGAATCCAATCGAACCCGTCCGGAGGCGGGCGAACATTTCTTGATTGAACGCGGCGTATATCTTTTCGACGACCGATTTGTTCGTCGAGTCGAATTCCTTGTCAAAGTTTTTCGGCGCAAAGGAAATGAACTCGGGTTTCTCCTCGTCGACCTCGCCCTCGCAAACGGCGATTTTACACGAATTCGTGTCGCCCTGTAACGACTCGATACTTTCGATAAACTCGTCGAAATCCCCGTTGTCCCCGTTGTTTTCGGGTTGGTCCTTGCCGTCGAAAACGTCGGACCCCTCGGGCGGGAGGGGACGCATTTGTCCCCTCTTAACCCAAAGGATACCACCCGCGAGGAAATTGTTTCGAACGTTACGGTTGGAAACGTTCGACAATCCCTCGTCGGTCGACATATCCGTTAACACGGTGTCGTACGCCGGGATTGGATACCGGAGGCGTCCGGCCCGGGAGATATACAAGACTTGTCCCTTGTAAAACTCAATTCCCCCGGCCGCGATTATTTGCGCCTGTACGATTGCGGGGTCCGGATTGAATACGGGGAAAATTTCGATTGACTGTTTGTCGACCTTGACGGACTTTCCGTTCCGGGTCTTTTTCCCCCTCCAATCGGGGTGGAAAATAACGTGTGAAATAATCCCCTGTTCGTCCTCCTCCTCGAGGCGTACACACTCGAACGGCATTTGTGCGAGGGAAACAATGTTCCCGGCGATATTGTAATTGACGTGTATTGCGATACCCTCGTATTCGCCGCAATCCGCCGACAAAAGGGAATGAACGTCGTCCACCGTTTCCCCGCCCGTGTTACATACGAAATCGGACAACGATTGCGACGCAAGGCCGTTCCCCTCAATGTAAGTTATACGGCGTTCCAAACAGGTACGGCCGCAAGACGACGCCGACACGATGTCGTGTAATTCTTGCGGATACAAGTTGTTCGCGCCGTACGTCTTGATTCCGAGTGAGGAAAGATACCGGACGTCGATTCGCGTTTCGGGTTTTTTGGTGTTTTTGATGTTCATTTTGTCTGGTGTTTATTCGTCCGGAGTGGTTGCGGCGGCGATGTACTTTTTAACCCCGTATTCGGTGAGGGGTTTTCCGTCAACCTCCATTCCGACGTAATCCTTGACGATTGCGGACTTTGTGTCCCCGGCCTCGAGGCGGGCCTTGATTGCGGCGAGGATTTCCGGATTGAGTCCGGGTTTCTCGGCGGCGGCCTTTTCGGATTCCTGTTCGGGTTCCTTTTCACCCTCGGCGGCGGGTTCCTGTTCGGCTGGTTTCTCGGTCGTTACCTTTGCGGCCTCGCCGGAGAGGTCGATTTTGAAACCGCCGTTCTCGGCGGCCTTGATAACCTTGTCGAGGTCCGCGACGGCGCGGTTGCGATATTCCGTCATTTCGGCGAGTTTGTCCTTGAGGGACTCGTTTTCGGCCTTGAGGGATTCAACCTCGGCGAGGGCGGCGTCGAGTTCGGCCGTCTTTGCGGCCTCTTTTTCGTTTTCCGGGCCTTTGTCGGCGTCGGTGGAATTGGGTATTACCTCAAACAATCCACGCGCCCCGGGGCGTTCTTTGAGGAACTGTTCCGCGACGGCGTCGGTGAGGTTGTCGTTGGTGTAAACGTCGGATGTCCCGGACGGCTGAATAACGACTCCGGCCTTGAGGATGTATTTTGATTTTTCCATTGTCGAATGATTTTTTATGAATATGCGTAATTCGATAACGGCGTCCCGGTAACGATTCGGACAATTACAATTGGGAATCGTCCGCCCGAACACCGCGAAATATATTTCCTCAATCGTCGCCCTTTCGGACGTGGAGAATTCGGATTGAATCCCCCACGCCGAAACGCGACGTTTGATTTCCTCGTAATTCATACATCGGGATTACTGACCGTTGACGAGGGTTGAAATGAGGGTCTTTGTTGCGGAATATGTACCCGCGTTGAGGAACAACCCGGAGGTCGGGGCCTTTTCCTCCTCGAGGGCGATTGACCAACCGCCGTTGGTGTCGTCGGAATAGGGGTCGAGGGAACCCTCCGCGAGGGTCAAACCCTGATAAAATCCCTTGATTTCGAACGCGGAGTTCCCGGCGTTGTTCTCGTCCTTGAGGTGCTTTGCGCGGTTCTCGTGGATGAAAAAGAATTCGCCGTCGAGGATGGGGTCAATGATATTCGCGGACACCTCCGGGGAGTTGTCGAGAATGATAAATTGAACCCTGTTCGTCACATAACCGCCGAGGTCGGAGGCGTTGAGGGTCTTTGTCGACCCGGTGAACGGGCGTTTCCCGGTCTGA